AGCGCGTAACGTTTTTGATCACTCATGACTGAAGACACGCCACTACCTAGTAGTGCGGCCGTGCCGAAAGTGAGTGATTGGAGAAATCCTTTGATTGCACTGTACGTCCCCCTCTGTGAGGGGGTTGGAGAAGGGAAGATCACCAGTCTTGCTGGTGGATCGTTACTACGATGTCGTTATGACAGAGTAGTTCCCTCCTTCGTGTACAATCGTTATAGAACGGGCAATTCAAAGTCTAGTAAAATTACTCTGCCAGATCATCTCAGAGAGAAGATGGCAGTGTTCATTTCCAACAATCTTGGGCTTGACCCAATTTCTTGTAGAAAGTTTTGTGCTTTACCGTACAAAACGATTGAAGGAATTGAGCAGGTAATCCATGGGGTCTTTGACTCCATCTTAACTGGACTACCTTGGACTCTGTCCAGTAGGTCTAGACACATCAAACGCATTTTTATAAAATGCATAAGGTTGTGCTTCCACTGGGGAGCTTACAACCATACTTATGAGTTACTCATAAAAGCATGGAAGAATTTTGCGACCTACGTATGGGTCACATGCTCCAAAGCTGATGTTATTGCAAAGCCTACTATTGACATTAACAATCCATTTTATGGGTTGTTAAAGCTCCCCAGACTACGTACTAGTCTGGATAAAGGCATTAGGAACAAGAGAGATTGTGAGATGCTTGCGCACCTTACTTCAACGAGACACATGCCACCAGGTGGCAAAATCTCGGAGAAGAAGGCAATCCAAAAGTTCATTGCAACTTGCAGTGAAGAATTTCTAATCAAGGCCAAAGATCAGCATGATCTTGAGCTTGCAGCTCGAGCCGTTGGGTTCAAAATCCAGCACATCATGCAAGAATCGGGCGAATCAACTTCTACAGAGACCCATGTCTCTCTCTCCTCAGCTGGTGACATTGAGTGTCCCAGCTCTCAGGGAGGTAGAGGTGCTCGGATAAGACAGGCTCTAAAGCTTGTTTTATCTGTAATTCCGACTGAGACAAAGATGATAGAGCTGCCATGTGGCCTATCAACCCAAGAAATCACGGGTCTACCCCGTTGGAGAACTTGGTTTAGAACCTATCCCATAACATTCCGTCAAGTTGACGAAGATGTGGGATTTGGTGATCCAGTATTACCAGAACACGGTTTTAAATTTGTCTTAAACGATAGAAGGTGGGGCTTCGATGAAGCTCTTGGCCACCAGATGCTTGCAGTTGCCTTACTAGAGGCAGCTGAGCATGGTGTTTTCCGCAAAGAAAAGGGTTTTCCAATTAACTTGGATTGCCCGCCTATACCTTCTAGGATTTCTACCATCCAGGAACCTGGTGGTAAAAGTCGGATTATAACCACCACTGTGTGGTGGAATATAATATTACAACAGTCTTTAGGACATTTCCTAAGGCGGTTGCTGGAGAAGCATCCTTCCGCTGTGGATGGACTAAAAAGGGCTGACCAAGCCTGGCTCCTCTTGAATTCACTGTCGCAGGTAAGAGGCTTACCTGAGGATTACCAAATCCTTTCATCGGATCTTTCCGAGGCGACAGACGCAATACCTACTCCATTGCCAATAGCAGCAATGGTCTTCGGATTCCTTAAGGGTGTTGGTGTCACACCAACTCCCCTCATGGAGGCTGCCGTAGTAGTAGCCGTATCCGATCGTGAGGTTCGTATACACAGAGGGTCTAATCCCCTGCCATACTATACGTTCATCAAGAAGAGAGGTATCTTTATGGGAGAACCCCTTGCAAAAGGCGTTCTAACCATACTAAATCTAGCATGTGAAGAAGATGCGATGAGACGCTATCTTCAGCCTAAAACTCCCGAGCTATGGGCATCCCCTTATGGGGATGTATCACTCGTAAGTGATAAGTTTGAGGTTACTCCATGCCCGTATGTCCCTTGGCGTTGCTTTAAAGCAGGGGGTGATGATCACATCGCCCCCGGACCAAGAGAATACCTAGATTTTATAACTGAGAACCATCTCAGGTGGGGTTCTAAAATCTCACCCGAGAAGCATGGTGTTGTGGCCAATACTTCCGCAGTCAAGTACTGCGAGAAGGTCCTTTATTTCAAGGATGCTGACCTAACACTAAGCACAAAAAGGATTAATGAATCGCTCGATTCATATAACAAATCCGCTTTTGTGGACTCAGTTAAAGTTAGACTCCTAACACCCCACTCAGTGGGGCCAAGAGATTCTCAAAGCGATAGAAATACCGCTATTGGGAAAGGTCTCTCGTTAGGTCGAACTTTAAGATGGCTAAACTCTGAAATCTTCACACCGTACTGGGTACGATGTGTTAGAGATCGGTTTATAGTCAGAGCCAGGTCTTTCGTCCCTAAGGGTCGATTGCTTGAGCACTTAAAGTATCCCCAAGTAGTTGGAGGATTGGACTTGTGGCTCGATGATGAACTCATCTCGTCATGGGACAAGATTCCACTAGCCACACAGTGTGGCATTTGGGGTATCATCAACAACAATCTCTCCCTAAGCCAGCGGAGAACCATGTCAAAGTTTTTAAGCAATAACATTCGTCGGGGTGTCGACACAGTCGATACCCTGTCAGACATACTCCAGGAGTATGGGATACAGGATGCTTTCTACAAGCTAGGCCTCATAGTGCCCAAGAAAGCTTCTGTCATCGATTTGAAGAAGAGGTTTTCCGTGCCATACGGAATGGACCCCAGAGGGGTCTTACGCCTCCTTCAATCGAAAGGTTATTATACTCATGATGAAATCGAGGAAAAGGTTCTTCGATCATCAGTCTTCCAATCCATATTAGATGGAAAAGAAGTTAAGATGTATAATACCGAGCCTTGGGATGTGAGATACAGAAAGTACTGGGACGTGGTCTTCCCGAGTGGATACTATCCACTTCAGGAAGGACAGCCGCTTGGCCTGCCATGTCCAA